TAGGCCGTCGGATCGCCCGCCGGCGAGCCTGGCTTGCCCCGCGGAGAGGGTCTAGGCGTCGGCTCAATACCTAACGCCCGATCCTCCCGCTCGCGATCCCGGCGATCCTTGCGCGTCGCTCGCCACTCGTCGACCGTCTTGTCGATCACCATCATAACGCCCCGGCCGCAAAAGACGATAAAGAGAGCGAGCAAGAGCGTCTCGGGGCCGATCGACTTACCGACGATCCCTTCCATTTGCGCCTTCGCCCCGGCGATCGTCGGAAGCGTCTTCATCAGTTCGTCGCGCAACACGGCGACGGTAGGGTCTAGCATTGGGTCAGCCTGAAGGACGATCATTCCGGTTGTTCCTACCATTCCGACGAGCGCGAGCTTGCTCATCATGAAGCGACTTCACGAACGGCCGACATGCGCGTCGGCTTCGGCGACCTGACGGGCCAGGCGAGAACAGGAAGCAGAGCCAAGGCCAAAACCGGGCGATCCATTGTGGTCCCGTTCCACCATTCAAGCCTGGCGCCGGCGATCACGAAGAACAAATAAATCGACAGGAAGAAGACGCCGAGAAAGGCCATCGGCCTCCACCATTTCGAGACGCGCGGGTTTCGATAACACATCATCCAGCCGATCAGCCCGGCCGCCGCAACGGTAGCGAAAAGGATCGTATCCATAGAGCCTACTCCCTAGACAATGCCCCGCCGTTTTTCGACCCGCTCGCCTATGCTGTCCCAGCCAATGAAGCAGACATAAAGACCGAAGATCGAAACGAAGAAGACGCCCCACGTTTGAATAAAGCCGGGCGAAGTCTCGGGAACGCCAGGAAGCGAATTCCAGAGCTCGGCCATGCGCTGCCAATGCTTCGCGCCTGTCGGCGGCGCGATCGCCACGAGCTTTGCTTTCTCGGCGTCGATCAGCTTTTGCTTGTCGTCCAGTATCGACTGCATTTCGGCCGCTTCTTTTAGTTCGGCGCGAATGTCGGCCGCCAAGTTGCATAGCTCGCGCTGGCGCTTCTTTAGGTCGGCCTTGCACGCCCCGTCGGGAGCGAGGTCGGCCATCTTCCATCCGGCGGCTTCAGCCTCATACGACGCAAGAGTTTCCTTCGTGAATTCCACTCCCGACGGTTTCGGAAGGTTCCCGTATTCTCGCTCCATCCGGCGAATTCCATTACGAAGAGCTTCGCGATCTTCGTCGATCTCGACGGCCGTCTGTGCGTCCATAGACGAGTGAGAGACGAGATTAGAGAAGACGCCGAAAAGGGTCACAAGCGAACAAAGTATGCTCGAAACAAACCACTTCCCCGATCGACCGCGCGCCGCTCTTTCTTCCTTGCGCTCGCCCGCGTCCTTAAAAGCTTCTGCGCTTCGGCCGTGCTCCTGTTGTTGACGGTGCGACCAGATTGCCCAGCCGGCGACGGAAACGCCGGCGATCCAAGCGAACGACCCCCAGGCCGAAAAGATCAGCGACCAGCCCTGCCCGCTATTGTTGAGCTCCCAAGCGGTGATGACGCTGATAAAGCCTAGCGCGATGCAGCCGCCGGCGAATTCCAGCGTCGTTCGCGTCGCAGTCGGGAGGTTGTTCCATGTCCAGCGCGAGCCGCGCCCCAGCGCGATCGCCGCTGCAATGCAGTTCGCGCGAACGGCCCACCAGAACGCCCGACGCCTCCCCTTCGGTGTAAGGGCCTCGGCGCGTGCGGCCGCGGCGCGTGTCGCGGCGTCTGCCATCCGACCAGTATCAGCCATTCGGGAACCCCTTGTCGGCCTGGCGTTCGATCTCGAGCCATTCGGCCGTCTGCTTCAGGCAAGTTGCGTCGTCGACAATCCTGTCGACCGAGGCGAGCCCGGCGTCGGCGAATGTTTCCTTGCAGTAACCCGGCTTCGCTGGGTCGGGCGTGCAAACAAACTGAAAGCCTTTGCGAGCGACCACGCAGAGGGGCGGTTGCGTCCTAAACGACCGATCGATGATCGGCGTCGCTTCAGGGCAATCTGCCGTCACGACTTCCGCCGGCATTGGAGGAAGATAGGGCGCCGTTGAGCACGTCGAAATAAGCGGCAGGGACGCCAGCATTAACGCAAGCGTCTTTGATTTTCCCAAGTTCATTCGCGGCCTCTGTCAGTTGGCGTTGCGTTTTGTTTGATGACGCCGCCGCGTCGAGCGCGGCGCGTTCGGCGCGAATGATCGCCGCTTGTGTCGCGGCCCGATCTTCCGTCAGAATTTTGCGGTTCTCTTCCTTCTGGCGATCGACTTCGGTGTTTACCTTGACGACCTGCCCCTTGCATTGCTCGCGCTCGCCCGTGATCCTGGCGGCCGTCTTATAAAGAACTTCGTACTCGAGCTCGGCCGCGTCCCGGCCGGCTTCGTAACCGCGGGGATATCCAAAGAATTGCCAGCCGATCCCGATCCCGGCGCATAGAGCCGCGATAATTCCAAGCGCGACGGCGCGAAGGTCGATCATGCATATTGCTCCCGACGTTTGAGCGACGCGGCCTTCCATTCGGCCGCGTATTCGTTCGGCTTGCCCGTTCCATTCTGAACAATCGCCGCGCGATAGAAGTCGCCCTTCAGAAGAGGATCGAAGCCGCCCTCGGCTATCAGATAGCGAACAGCCAGGTCGAGTTGAGCTCGCTCGCCTTGATAAATTCGCCTGACGAGCTCGAGGGGCGTGTCGAAATGCAGGGCCGCATAGTTGAACCCCATTATCTGAAAAGCGCCCCAGGACGCCGCGCGAACGGCCGCGTCGGCATTCAGTGAAGCTTGCCTCGCCAGAGTATCCCAGCGACCCGCATTATCGAGCGTGTAGGGATGGCCGGCCTTGACCCTCACCGGGTGTATCCATTTTCGAATAGAAAGGTCGGGATTGGTTTCGTCGTACGCGCGAAGTGTGAATTCCGAAAACTTGTGTAGCTCTGGAACCATGATCGCCCGGCCGTCGTTATCGAAGCCGCCTCGGCGGCTTTCGATATCTGTCAGGCCGTGAAGCTTCCACGGCTCGACGCCGTGCTCTTCGGCGACCCGCTGAAAGTCGATCCGCTCTAGTCGCATCGGATTTTGTGCTTTCAAGCTCACGAGCTCGGCTGTCACGCGGGCATTGTTGGCGCGATCCTGCTTTGCCGCCAGGGAGTTCCCAACAGCGAAACGCGCAAGCGCGCTCGGCAAGCCCCTGGCGACGTTGTTCAGCATGTCGCCGTCGTTATGCGGTGTTTCGCCTAGTCAGCCAGAGACGGAATAACGTCCTGGAGCGTTTCGAAGGCTTCCGCCCCTTTGCCGAAGAATTGCCCTTGCGCGATCAGGTATGAAGCGCCGGCGAGAAGCTTTTTCCCGTCGTTATCGATCAAAGCGACGTGCGGCTTAAGGGCGTCATAGACCTGCACCATTTGCACTACGGGCGAGGCGCTAGAGTGCGAGGCGTAAAGCGCAGAAGCGATCGCTTCGATTGTCTCGACCTGCCCTTCGGTCGCATCTTCCGGGGCCGGCGGAACGACGTAGGCAAACAAGGCGGCGCGAAAGTCTGGAATGTCTTTCGGGAAAGTCGCCATATGATCGAGAGCCCTTGCTAAATTCGGTCCCGACCTTTTGACGGTGTTTCGGCTTTAGTCGGCAAGCCGACGGCCTAGCCCTAAGAGAAGTCTTCTCGCTTCGGGGGATCGGGGAAGCTTTGCGAGCCGTCGTATTCTTCGACCAGCGCGACCAGTTGAGCGCGATACGATTGCAGGGCCTCCACCCATGCGACCGGCTCGCGCGCGACGCGCGCCGGGTTGATCTCCACCCAATCGGTTGCCTCGAGCTTCAGCGCGGACCAGCGTTGCATGTCTTCAAGCGTCGGCATCGGATCATTCGCGCGGGGATCAGGCGTCATTCCGTATTCGCGCTCAATGTCCTTTAGACACCAGCCGCATGGCCCGCTAGCGCGAAACGACCATTCGGGGTGAAGGCATCCGCATACCGGGTGCGGCGTCATGATCATTACGCGTTCCTGGGAAATGCTACGATCTTCACACTCTGGCCGCCTGGCGAAGCGGTGCGAACGCCGGAAGCGGTTTGCTTTACATAGCTTATGGTCTCAAGGTTCGTGACGGCGCAGCCCGACACGGCCGAAATACCGAAGGCATACGGGGCGGTTGCGCCGACAGGTTGCGACCAGCTTACCGGAAATATGTTGTCAAGCTCATATATAGAGTATCCAGAGCTATTGCCCGGCGTAGTGAAGTAGACATTTTCGCTAATGTCTGGCCCTCGGTCCCATCCGAAGCCATCATTAAACCACGTCGAAATTGTAAAAGAGCCGTCGAAAATTGTATCTTCACCGTCAAAGTATCCTAAGACGGTTACATCCGCCATAACGCGAAAGTTGTACGTGTAATCGTATGCGTCTGCCGGCTCTAGCCCTCCCGGCCCCCCCGCCAAAGCCGGCTTTGTCATTATGCGCTGTGGGTTTGCCCCTCCACCTATTACCGACCCAGTCTTCGAGACGGTCGCCGTCGTGCCAGGCGTGCTGATCTTTGCGTAGACTGTCGCGCCTACTGGCGTGACCCCAGTCAAAACGACGTTGTAAGCCTCGCCAGAGGAAAGCGGTGAGAGGTTTGAAAGGTCCAGAACATACTCGGGGATGTTGCCGATAGATGCGCCGTCAGCCCATGTGATTGCAGCCCCGTCGACGCCAGTCTTGCGGATACTTTCGAGCGCCACTTTCAGTCTCGCCGAACCTACCGTGATGCCTGAAGCGACGTTTAGGTCGGCGATCATTTTGATCTGAGAACCCGTCACGTCGAAGACTGCAACGTCGGAAACGTTGTTAAAGATCGAGAACGTGTCGGCCTTGAACTTGACGCTGCTTGTCGCACCGTTGCTCAACAGCTTCATGCTGGCGATGCGACCCCCAGCGTCAACGGCAAGAGCATATGACGCGTTGAGGTTGCCAGTAACGGTCGAGAGCCCGCTAACGGTACTGGCTAGGCTTGCCCCATCTGCCGAGTTCAGAGCCGCCAGGCTGTTAGCCGTCGCGCCGCTGCCTTGGTTTATAATACCGCCGGCCGTGTTTTCCGGGGTGTAGTCGACGTAACGATCGACGGCTCCGGTTCTGTAGGCGGGAGCGGTCGTCTGGCTTGCGCTGACTTTCGCCACCATTGGAAAGCCGAAGAAGGCATATGGATCAGCGACGCCGCCCACGGCGATTAGGCGCTGAATTATCATCATGTAACAGGTCGAAGCGGGGACCGTCAGAAAGCCGCCAATCCTTTGAGCGTTTTCGAGCCGACCATTCGCAAAGCCGCCTGGCGTGTTGTCGCTAGTTGTGCGGCCGACTTCCGGGTCGCTTAACACGCTTCCGTTTTCGTCGAAGAAAGCCACAATAAGAGCGCATCGACAGCGATGACCCGCGGCGTACGTGCTGACGTGCAGTCTGTCGCCCACCGCTATTCGAGGCGAGTATCGCCGCAAGTCGTTGAGCGCGTTATATGTCTTTGAGCAAAGAGCGTCGGCCACCGTATTGATTGCCGGGGTTCCAGAGACGGTGACATAACTCGTCTTTACGAACCCGCTCCACCCGGCGAGCGCCATGCCCTGAAACACGGGAAGACCCGTGTTCCCTGTCCATCCTTGATACCAGCCGTCTATTCCCTCTTGCCAATCAGTGTTGACCAACATGTTTTCGCCTAGCGCGACTTGCGCGTTAGACGTCGCCGCCTCCCCTTGCGTCGCGGCCCATCCTTGATTGGCGATAGACGCCGCGGTGTTTGAGCTCGTTTGGTCGGCGTTTCGGTCGACGCCTCCTGGCGTATAGACCGGCACAACGGCTTGCCCCGCCTGCAAACGGCAGAGCATTGGCGACATAGCCCATCCGGTCGCGTTGACCGCGCTTGCCACGGGGAGGCAACGAACAAAGAGGTTCGCAAACCTGGCATTGGCCGGCGCTGTCGCGACGACGCTCGACAGCGCATAGTCTGTCGGGTTTCCTGTGTCGCCATTAGCGTTTGCGGTGATTTGCGTTCCGGCCGTCTCGCTAACGTATATTCCGGCTTCGTTGAGCCATTGTATGTTGACATAGATTGTCGAGACTGCCGCGTTCTTCGCAACAAGCGCGCTTGCGCCGACAACGTCGCCGGCGACAACGGGAAGCTGATAGCGCCGAGCATTGGGGACGTCGCTGTAGTGACCATAGAAAAGGTCGAAGTAAGTTCCCGACGACACTGTTCCCGTCATTACCGACTTGACGGCGCGACGCGGCCCCGCGGTGACGATCGAAGCCGCCTGCGCGACGCCTGCAAGGTTCCCGACCCCGCCGGAAGTATAGCCTAGCGGGGGGTAAGATGTTGAAATCGAAAATTCGGTGTTTGTTAAAGCGTTGGCCCCGAACGGAAGAGAAGATCGGTTAGAAACGGCAAGGTCGCCCTGGTTCAGTATATTCGCGGCCGTGCGCGTCTCGGTGACGTTAGCGCCGATCTCATGCTCTCTGCCTGGCGAATAAACAGGCGCAACGGTTTGACCGGCCGCAAGAATGGCGAGCATAGGCTTCGCGATCCGAGACACTGGCGCGCCTGTCGAGGCAATTCCCCGAATGTCGATATTCGCCGTCACGGTTCCGGCCGGCGCTGTCGCTACATTCGCCAATTCGTTAAAGGTCGTTTCCTCGCCCGTTCCGGCAAGAATGCCGGTCGACAAGATAGTCGCAGTCGAGAAGCCGACGGCGTTTCCGAGCGCGTCTCTGAACGCAATCAATAACTGAAATTGAGTTACATTGTTGCCGCCGACCAGGACGCGAGCGCCGACGACGTCGCCAGGCTTGCAAGGGAAGTTATCTCTTTGAGCGTAAGAGTGCTGGCGCACATAGTCCGCTCCGTTGACAGTGACGCCCGAACCGGTGACGACAGAGGCTCGAAGGCCGCCGGTGCTGACGATCGTGCTAAAAGTCGTCGTTCCGCTAGGGCTATCCTTTGCCCAGTAGGTCGACTGAAAGCGAAACGCTGTATCGACCAGGCCGTTCCCGCCGACGGGAACGAGAGCGTTGTTTATGCCCTCCGTTCCCGCAAGCGCGACCACGTTCGCGCGGGAAATTACCGCTAGCGTTCCCTGGTTCACTATGGCGCCGGCCGTATTGTTTGCCGTGATATCGGCCCCAGGAACGGCGTCTAGTCCAGGCTCCCACGGGGAAAACGCAGTTTGCGTCGCGTCTGCGCGACGTATCAACGGAAGGCAAACGCTGCCGACAGGGCTTGTACGCGCCCCGCCAGAAGTGTTGACAAAGCGCATCACAATGCGCGCAAGGCCGGCCGTAGCGGGCGCTGTTGCAAATCCTGCCACGCGCGCAAAGGTCGAGAGGTCGCCGTTCCCCAGCGCGCCCGTCATTGTCGTGCTGCCTACAAGAGAAGAACTTATGTAAACGGGCGTGACCGCGCTTGTGTACCAGTCGACATACAGTTGCCCCGAGCCCCAGCCGGAAGCAGCCGCGCCGAAGTATGCGCTCGCCTCGATCCTGTCGCCGGCGATGCATGGAACGCTGTTTCCGAGCGCCCCGCCTAGCTGCGCGGTTGCCGTTGCTGGCGTAGACGCCGCGCCAGTTATGCGCGCCTTTCTTATTTGTGTTTCTGAAAGGTAATTGACCGTCGGCGTATTCAGAAGCGAAGCTAGCGACCAGTGAAGCAAAGGCGTTCGGAAGCCACTGTCGATCACACCGTTCGCGCCCATCGCGACCAATTCGTTCTTGATCGGCTCGGTTCCGGTGAGGTCCGACAGGTTTGTCGGGCGAGACGTAACGCCGCTCCAGGGAACGGCCGAAGCCGTGCCGACGGCATAGTTTCCGCTCGAGTTGACTACCGCAGCGACGGACCATTCCGAACGAAGCGTCGTCGTTATGTATTTTGCCGACACGGCGTATCCGTCGCCGTCGACGATCCCGTCGGAAAAAACGACGGAGTTGTCGTCGGCAGGAATGGCGACCGTCTTAGTTACCTTTGGCGTCACGCCGTCGACGTTCTCGACTTCGATATAAAGCCACTTAATTCGAGGATCGGTCGGCGTCGTGAAGGCGACCTTCATTGCCGGAATGCTAGAGGCGGTTCCGACCAGCGAAATAGCGGTGACAGTGATTGCGGGAACTTGGACCGGCGCAAGCGTATACGTCCCGTCTGTCGGCGCTGGCGGCGCATCCTTGGCGGTTGCTTTGCTCCATGCGCTATCGGTCGCGTCGACTTCCTTTGCCGGGATCGCGACGAGAAACGTCTTCGGGTCAAGAATTCTGTCCATGACTTCGAAAAGCTTCCCCGTCTCGCCAAAGCGAGAGCCGGCGCGGCCGGTGCGAAGAAACCAGTCGCCGCGCTCGAGCTCGATCGCCCAGAACGGATAAACGCCGTTTAGCGTCGCTTGGCGGCGTTCGTATTTCGCCTTGAGCATTGCAAGGCGTTGCGCTCGCTCGCCGTTGGTTTCGAATTCGAGGTCGTGCGTAATGCGCTTCGGCTCGCCGCCGTCTTGCGTACTCCAGGCGGCGTCTGTTGCTTCGGCATACGGCACCGGCTGATAGAGTTGTGTCGGATCGTGATACTTGCCCTCGACAGCCCCGACGAGCTCGCCCCATGATCGTTTGGGCGTGAAGGTTTCTCCCGCCCCGTCGATCAGGTCTTCGTCATCGATCACAAGGACCGGGGTTCTTGCCTCAACTCCCACAACGCCAACACGCCCGCCAAAGTCTGCCGGCTCGGCCGCCATTGCTTTGCATAGCGCCTTGATTGTTTCGTCATACGGGTCGGCGGCCGACAAGACGCCGTTTGCGCGGTAACGCTTCTGAGTTCCCCCCGCTTTTAGCTCGACGTTTTCGTCGCAGATATTTGCTTGAGCCGCAAAGCGCGCATAAGGAACGTCGGACGGCGCCATGCCGATCCCGAAGACGCGTTGCCCGTTCCAGTATCGGCCTAGTTGATAGTGATCGAGAGCAACAGCCGGGTTCGCGCCTTCGGCGTCGCCGAGCTCCCAGGTCGAGGGGTCATTAAGCCGGTGCGACCCGCTTCCGCCGGCTGTCGTGTCTTTGCGGCGATCGTAAAGCTTTGCGCCTTCGTGCTCGAATATAAGTTGAACGGGAGAGCGCATATTGTCGCTGTCCCATTGCATTTCTGCGACCACGTAGGCGCATCCGGTCATTTTGTTATCCGCCGTCCATCCCTGGTTCAGCGCGACAAGTGACGGGTCGGCCGTTTGCCCGACGCGGCCGTCGTAATAGGTCAGCCATAGGCGATCGCCTCCCGATCGGAATTCGGGTATCGTAGTCCTTACTCCGTGTACGAGCGGAGTTGACCAGACGACGCGGCCGCCCGCCAGGACGCGCGTCACTGTTCCGGCCGGCCCTTCCGAAAGGTAGATCGGCAAAAACAGTTTTGTGTTCTGCGGCGCGGCGACATACCAGTCGACAAGGTTCCCGCCGATCATGCGCTTGCCGACAATCAGGTGACGCGGAGCCGACGGGTTTAACTCCAGATTGATAAGCCCGCCCTCGTCTTTCGTTTCCGAATTCTGCTTTACTACAGCCGAAACGCCGGCAAGAATTGCGACTTCGACAGCAGCGGCGACGATTGTTGCGGCCGTGCCGGTGAGTTGGAAGAAGCTTACGACAGCGGCGGCGATAGCCTGGGGCATTAGTCGACCCTCCACGCGCGCGTCGCAGCTACCATCGGATTGTGATTGATCCCGCGAGGCGCTTTCGGCCCGACGGCCGTGCGCCCGTCGCAAATTGCAATAAAGTCGCCTTGCTCGCCGGCCATAAGAACAACGTCGCCGCGCCCGGCGTCGCGCGGCTCGATATCGGGAAGCCTCGAGGCGACGAGTGATCCGAGGTCGTTATGCCCGATACTGGCGAGCGTTGCCCAGGCTTCGCTTTCGTTGTCATAACGCCCGCGGAAATCTTCGGCGAGGTCTTCGCCTGTCATTGCGAAGATGCAGTCGGCCGCGAAGATCACGCAATCATGGACGCCCCACGCCCAAGGCGTCCGAAGCTTGCTGGCTGTCATCTCGACAAGAGCCTGCTCCCATCCCTCTAGCCGCTTCATCTCAAAACCTACTTCCCGCACGACGCTCGGGATCGGTCGGGCCAGTGGCGGTTCCAGGGCCGACGCCGACAATAGTGTGCCAGTCGACGCCGAACGGGACGTCTTGAAAAGGCTTAACGGCAATGTTTCGGAAGCTCCCGTCGTTCGGATCGCGAAGGCGTTGGTCGACGTCCGTCACGGTTCGAAGGTTTCTTGCGCGAGCTCTAAAGGTTCCGCTTTCGCAGTTCAGAATAATTTGGCTTCCAGAGCGCGAGCCTTCCGGCGCTGAAATTGTGTCCATAAAGCCGACCCACTCAAAGACCGTATCTATCGGCGTTACAAAGTTGCTCGAGACGTTAAAGCATACATTTCGAATGCGGATGCGGCGCTGATGCCATGAGCGATCGAGGAGGCGGCCGACGAAGCTTGCGTCGTCATACTGCCCGCCCCCGTCAAAGGTGAAGGTCAGGCTTTCGGCGACCAGGCCGGCGCCGGCTTTTATCTGCCCGGCGATGGCCCACCCGCTTCCTATCGGCTCGAATGTGTCGCCGCCATAATTGCAGCTTTCGAATTGATCCCAGCCGCGAAGCGTACCTTCGTCGCAATATAGCTCCATAAGCCACGCGACCGCGACTTCGCGCGCGGTAATTGCGTTTCTTGCGGCTGTCGACAGCGGAAGAGGCATTAAACCCTAACGAACTACCTGAATTGCTTCGAACGCGACGGTTGCGCGCTTGGTATGTCGTGAGGTGTTTTGCGCCGGCCCGACAAGCTTGAATTCCCCGAGGGCCTCATACAGTCGAGGGGCCGCAAGCGTAGCGTGAGGCGTCTGCGGATAAGGGTGAACGGGAATAACGACCTGCCCGCCTGATGGCGCGGCGTTTGCCGTAGCTTCGCCGATCCAGTATCCGCTAGCCGAGGTGTAAAACCCGACCATGTCGCCGGCGCTTATCTGCGTCGCTCCCACGCCCCCGATCGTCACGGTTCCGGCCGAAATGTTTACCGAGACGACCGATAGGCCGGTATTGGTCACAGAAGGGGCAAGCAGCGGGCGTCGGCGATCCAGGCGGGGCGAAGTAAAGGTGACGCGCGACCCCTTCCGGCGGGCAAGCCACGCAGTCAGTGTGCGATAAGACGCCTCGTTAAGTTGATCGTAGACAAGACGTATTCGCCAGAACGGCCGGCCGTAGATGATAACCTGATCATTCCCGCCGAACCCGCTTGCCTGGCTCTGCCGCTCTTCAGGCGCTTCCCACGTCATTTCTTTGAGCTTGTCTGTAAGGATCAATTCGCCTTGGCTCATATCAATAGGCTCCCTTCATTCGGCGATTGATCACACGCGCGTCGATCAGGTCAGGAAGCGACCTGCGATGGCGATCGAGAACGTCTTCTAGCTGGCGAACGGTGACGCTGTCGGCGTTTCCGTTGACAACAATCGTCGGGCCGCCAACAGCGACGCTCGAGATGCCTGACCCCCCAGGCCCTCCCACGACAGCGCCAATGCGATTAGGAATTATATAACCGTCAGTAGACGGAATAAACATCTCGGGGCCTAGCTCGCCGACGCGGTAGGCCGAGCCGCCGCGAACGTCTCCCCCGCCGGCTTTTGACCCGCTGAAGCCGGAGAATAGTGAATTCAGAAAGTCGCCGATCCCGCCCGACCCGCCGCCGCCTCCGAATATCTCGCCCCAATCGATATCGGCAAGAGCGTCGAACAGAACGTCGGTAAGCTTGTCGACAGCGCGCGAGAAGGCGTCGTTAGCCGCGCCCTCGAGAACGTCGCCGAAGTGCTTCCCCCAGTCTCCCGTAAGGACGGCTTGACTTAAGGCGTAAGCGGTCGCGTCTCTTACGCGTTCCTTGTAGCCTTCAAAGTAATCCGTTTCTTGTTTTTCTTTAGGGGCGTCGGGGTCAAAGCTCGGCGGGAGCGACGTCGACGCGTCGTCTATTTCAAGACCGAAGTCGGTGTTCTGAAAGTCGGTTTCCTGAACAAGCTTCACAATCATGTCGCGATCAGCCGGGAGCAAAAGCCCCGCGTCTGTCAAAGCTTGAATTCTCATAAACGCGTCTTCAATATCGAGCGTCACGTTATAGTAATCGAGCAAAGCCTTTACGGCCGCGCGAGACTTTTGTTCGTCGCTTGCGTTTGCGAGCGCGGCCGTTGTTATCGCTGCGTTGAAGTCTTCGATATCGGTCGTATATGCCGGAAGAACGTCAGGCTTTTTCTTCTTCTTGTCGTCATCCCCGCCAGGGGGCTTCGGCGTGATATCCTTCTTCAGTTTTGCGGCGTCGCCCGCGTTCAAAAGTCCGGCGTCTTGAAGACCCTTTGCCTGCTTCAGAACTTCATTTGTATCCTGGACGGCGACAGCATAATCGCGCAACGCCGCAGCAGCCGCCTTCGACTTTTCGGCGTCGGTTGATTTTGACGCCGCAATATCGTCGATCTTCTTCTTCAAAGCAGCGGAAGCGATCGCGTCTTCGTTTACCTTGGTTCCGCCCGATATTGCGTTATTGAGCTCGACTTGCGATTGCTCAAGCAACAGAACCGTACGCTCGCTTTCGGCGCGCCTTCCTCGATACGTGTTGAGCTCGCGCTGAAATCTTGTCGGAGCAGAGCTCTGATTGTCGAGCGTACGATAAGCCCCGGCTAGGCGCTGTTCTCGAGTTCCATATTTCTCATTTAGCGCGGCTTCATAATCCGGGTTCATTGATCCGTCGAGGTTGCGCGTCGGTCCTCGATACAGACCATCGCGAGCAAGCTGTACCCGAGGAACAGCGTCGCCCGTCATGATCGGAACCTTCTCTAAAAGGTCGTCGATCTCGTTTCCCGGTAGCGTGTCCCTTTGTAGCTGATCTCGGGCCTCTTGAAGCTTAAGGGAAAGGCGAGCGCGCTCGACATTCAGAAGTTCTCGAGATGCTGCAATTCTCGACTGAAGCGCCCCGACGTCGGCTCGAGCCGCGGAAATTGAAGCGTCACCGCCAGCCCTGATTGCGACTTCCAGGTTTGCGTACGCCCCCTCGAGCTCGCTTGTTAAGGTTATGATATCGTTTTGAGCCGTCTTCGCTTTTTCGAAAGCCGATTGAGCTTCGGCGACGGGGCCGCCAAACGCTGTCGCCACGTCTAGAAGGGCCGTTGCAAGGCTGTCGATCCAGCCGGCAAGCGTGCTCGTCACGCCGGTCGCTTGATCGAGCAAACCGATAACGCGGGTGAACGCGGTTCCTAAGTTTGTTCCAGCCTGCCCGACTGTAAGAGACATCTTGGCGAATTCAGCATCGAGCGCGCCGGCGTTAGAAAATATCTCTATAAGAACGTCGGTCGTCAGGTCGCCTTGAGCTCCCAAATCCTTTAGCGCCCCGATAGAGACGCCCAGGCTGTCGGCGATCAGAAGCGAAGCGCGAGAGTTGTTTTCGAGAACCGCCGTAAGTTCCGCCCCCTGCAAACGGCCCGACCCCATTGCTTGCGCGAATTGCAAGGTCGCTGAAGCGGCTTCGGTCGCGTTAGCTCCAGAGATGACAAGCGTCTTCGACCATGCATCCAGGATCGACGTCGTCGTCGCATCGCTCAAGTCCTTCCTGGCTGTTCGAAGGCGTGCGTATAGCGAGACGGTAGCCCCGAGGTCGGCCCTGTTCGCCAGGGCGACTTGCGCTAGCTTATCTTCGACTTCGAGAAGGTTCTCGCTTTCGGATACTACTAGCGACAGTCGCGATCGCATCCCGGTAAAGGCGTCAGCGGCTTTGATCGCTTCCGTCGTCAGCCCGGCAAGAGCGCCGACGGATGCCAGCGCAAGCATCTGAGTTCGGACGTCGCCGACAGCCCGCCCCATAACGTCGAAGCCGTCCTTCGAAGCCCGCTTCGCGCCGTCCGACGCCCTGTTCGCAAACGCAATTGCTTGCGCTTCGGCTCTCTGAAGGTCTGCTATCAGAAGTGTTCCGTCGGCCCGAATGTCGATCTCGACGCCGCCGATATTCGTTCTTCCGCCACTCATTGCGCGAGCGCCCTCTCTTCATAGTCGAGCCAGCGAAAGAACTTCCGGCCGATCTCTTCTTCGGAAACTGGCTCGGCGCTTCGGCCTGCCCGGTCGATCAAAAAGTCTTGAAGCTTCATCGGCCGTTGCTCGAAGTCGTTCCGAGACAGAAGTTCAGAAGTCCAGGCGGCTTTCATTGCCAGGTCGTGCGCGTCGTACTGGCGTTCGAAGTGAGCCTTGACGATCAGTTGAGTTTCGAAGGCGGTTCGGTTCCAGAATTCGGCCCAGCCGCCACCCGCCCTAAGAAATGCTTCAAGAGCGAGCCGAACGACGTCGACGGGGCCGGCAGAGGGTCCGACTTTGCCTCGCCCGCCATTGCCGGCGGTTTCTTGTCTCGCCCCCATAGGAAGATAAGCCAGGCATCCTGAACGGCATCGATCGCCGGGTTTATTGGCAACGAAGCGGCCATGACGCTTTCGACTGTTTCGCCTTCAGAAGCCGCAGCGATGATCTTTGCTATTCCGGCGACGTCCCGGCTCTGAAGTGTCGTCGCCAGGACGCGATAACACTCGAGGTTCCCTAGCTCTTGCTGAAGCTTTGCGACGACGCCCCAGGAAAAGCTAATGACGATCGAGCGGCTAGGCCCCTCGATCGTCACGCTCGGGCTATATGGCCCGTTCTTCATTACGGTGCGACCGAGCGGACAACGGGGCCGGTAAGCTTGATCGACAAGGTCAGCTTACGCATGGTCCCAGGCGCGCCCGTCGGAGCAGAAGCGCCGAGAACAAGAACCGTCATCGTTGCAAGGCGCGTCGCCGTCGTCGCCTTCAGTTCAATCCGCTTTCCAATGCTGCCGAGCAGGTCTTCGTGAACCGTGTTGCCGGGGTTGTAGTTCATGACAAGCGAGCCAGGCGAAGAGCGGATAATGCCGGCTTCGGTTTCTTCTGCGTCGTTCGCGCTATCGTAGTCGGTCGCGTCGACCTGGTCGGCCGTTCGCGTACCTTCGTCAAAGTCTGTGACGTCGGGAATATTGGTGTGCGTCGATGGGAGCGCCGCGCCATCGCCTTTATATGTAAGGTTAAAGGTACTAGGGAGAGAGACGGACATAGTACATCATTCCTTGATCTGAAGCTGAACCGACAAGAGGCGACCTTCGATCGATGGATCGTCAGTCGGGGCTGACGTCGGGCCGTTGACTGAAGCCCCCTCGAGCTCGCCCGTCGAAAAGCTCGGGGTATTCCAATTATGCAAAAGGGTGCGAACCCGCTCGGCCGCTGCGTTTAGAACGACACTCGAGCCGCCGTGCTTTGCGTACATGCGAACGCGAAGGTCGACGCGTCGACGCGCGGTCGAATAGTCGTCTTCGGGCGTCTGGTTTATCGGCTCGTCGACGACGATCGCCGGCTTCGCATCGAACGGAAAGTCGAAAGGAACGGGCGAAACAACGACGGCCGGCTGTCCGAGGTATGTCGCAAGCATGGCGGTAAGCGTGCCGTCGCCGACGAGCCTTTGCCGTACGCCTCCCGCGATATCTAGCGCCATGACAGGACCACGAATTAGAATGCTTTCGCGGTCTTACGGTGTTTCGGTTGTGCGCCAGTGCGTCAGGCTTTGCCCCTGAAGGCCCCCCGATCGAAGGCGTCCTTGATCCTGGCGACGTATTGCCCCGACAGCAGCTTCGACATGAAAGGACGCGGCGCGATCTTTTCGGTCCCGAGCTCGAGCTTCGCGGCCTTGTCGAGATTGTTGACGACCCGCCCGATCGCGACCGTTCCATTAGTCGAGAATTCGGTCGACGTCAGGGCGCGAAGTTGTCCTGTGTCGGGCGCCGGGGCCTCGCCTGGCGCTGACGCCCGGTGCATGAGCCCATTCTTGCCCCGCGGATAATCTCGACCGGATCGGGGCGGGTCGCTCGAGAGAATATCGACCTGTAGAATTCGCTTCGCCTCGAGCGTTGCGGCCCTGACGCCCCGGCTCGCCGCGTTCATGGCGACTTTTTGCGCGAGCGGTATGTCGAAAGTTACCTTCGCCCTTGCCATTAGACCGGCTCCTCGCTGGCGTCGGGTATTTCGTGATAGCCGTCTGCAAGCTCGGCGAATTCATGCGGCAAGGGGCGATGAATAATCTCGCCGGCCCCGTATGAGACTGCTTCGGCTATAACTTCGAGAGAGGTCGGCCAGGCCGACGACGTGATGAATATTTTCATCATTATAGGTCCACCCTTGCGGCTGACACGATTGCCCCCGTCCCTGCCGTCACGCCCGACCCCGCGGTTCCGGCCGCGGTCGCGACAGAGTTGATCTGGCTTGTGACGACCCCGGTCGTCAGATTGATCAGGTTGATAATGCCTGATTGGCCCCGCGATCCGCCCGACCCGCCTATGCCGGTTCCGGTGCCGTTGCCGCCGTTCCCACCTGCGCCGCCGCTGACTTCGATCGCGCCAGTCGCTAACGTCCCGAGAAGCTCTCCGACGACCATGTAAACCCACCCGCCGCCGCCGCCCGCGCCGCCCCCGCCCCCGCCACGGTTGCCGCCCGCTGGCGTGCCGCCGTTGCCGCCGTTCCCGCCGTTTGCCCTGATGCAGCCGGCGGCTGTTGAAGCGCCGCGATTTACCTTGCGCGCGTAGATTGCGACGATCGGGCCACCGCCGCCGCCGCCGCCTCCACCGCCAGAGTTAGTGCCGTCGCCGCCGCCGCTCGATCCGCCACGCGCGCTAGAGCCTCCCAGGATTAGGACGATCCCGCGAAGCATGTCGTAAGATATGCGCGAAATGGGCGCCAGAACTTGCGCGACAGAAGCGCCCGCCGCCCCGCCTGCGTTGCCTCCGTTGTTTCCAGAGCCGCCCGCGCCGCCCGCGCCGCTCGCCCCGCCATTGTTGCCGGCTGTCGACGCTGCCGGCGTTGTGCCAGCGTTGTTCGATCCGTTCGCGCCGGCTATCCCGACAGGACCGCCGCCGATCGTTACCCCGGTAGTCACAGCGCCAGCAGTTCCGCCTGTGTTAACAGATGCGTTGCCGCCGTTGCCTCCGTTTCTGGAGATACCAGCAGCGGGAGCCGCTGTAAGGTCGAGCGTATTCTTGACGTGAACGCGATAGCCCGCCGTATTCAATGCGCCGCCGGCCGCTATCGTCAGGTTGTCGTAAAACATATCACGGGTAAGCGTGACGTTTCCCGATATCGTCACGTTGCCGTCGGAGCCGTCGCCGAAGAAGATAGCCAGAGCGTTATAGAGCTCGTCGAAATTCCCGTTCGCCTTCGTGAGTGCTGTTCGAAGCGGGTCGCCCGTCCCGTCGTTTGCGACCGTGCCGACGTTTATTAGTTGCTCGGCCATTAGAGACTTACCCTCGCCGGTGTTGCTGTTCTTGCTGCCCCGCCGACACTCGCCGTCGCCGCGTTACCCGCAGTCGATGCGACAGCGTTTAGTGTTGTTGTCACCACGCCCGTCGAGAGGTTGACTATTTGAACCACGCCAGACTGACCCGACGCGCCGCCAGCGCCGCCTAAGCCTGGACTATTCCCGGCGCCACCTGCGCCGCCGTTCCCGCCGCTGACTTCGATTGCGTTAGCCGCAGCCGTCCCGAGAAGCTCCCCGACGACCATGTAGACCCAGCCACCACCCGCACCCGCGCCGCCACCGCCACCGCCGCCGGTGCTGGCGCCGTTGCCGCCGTTCCCGCCGTTCCCGCCCTTTGCCCTGATAGCGCCGAGCCCTGTCGAAGCTCCGCGATTTACATAGCGAGCGTAAATTACAATGACGG